ATTTGAAAATCAAGACAATGGTGTATAAAGTTATGTAAAACCTGCCAAAGGAGAGATGAAGTGAGGTTCTTTTTTTCACTCTTCAAACCTAAAAAACCCCAAATAAAGGAAGACCCCATGTCTGAAGTCCAACAACACTTAGCCGCTATTGAGGAAGTTTACAAAGTGGCTTCTTTTGATCTTGCTGCTATTGCTTTTCGTATTATCCGCAGCCCTGAAATTGTTGCTAAAATCACGAAAGTGGAAGGCGAGCAACTGATTCTGTCTGCTCTTAATGACTTTCCTAACTTTCAAAACCAAGTTCGCACCACTGTTGCACACGTGCAACAACGGGGAAACTAAGGGCCCCTGTTGTGGATGACAGCAGCAATACAAATACCAAATTGCTTATAACGCTTATTGGTATTGTCATCGCCACCATTGCGGGGGCTGGAACCTATTTTCTGAAAACGCAAGCGGACATGGATAAAAACCTTGCCGTAATGGTGGCGATTATGAAAAAAGAAGATGAGCAATCCGATTTTGCCAAACTCGAAGAGCGCGTTACCAATATCGAAAACGCCATCCCAACCCTTATCGCTAACCAAGGGGCTAAATGATGCTTTCTCTTTCTCAGGACGGAATCAGATTGATCCATGCTTTTGAAGGGTGCCGATTAAGAGCATACGATGATGGGGCAAAATATCCCACTATAGGATGGGGTCACAGAATATGGCCAGAGGAAACAGAACGCTTTAAAAATGGTCTTACCCAAGAAGAGGCAGACGCACTTTTTTTGGTAGATAAAAAAAAAGCAGAAAACCACATCCACGATTTGGTCCATTTTCCCCTAAACCAAAACCAGTTTGATGCTATGGTTTCTTTTGTTTTCAACCTTGGGAGAGGGAAAGTTTCTAGTTCAACCATACGCCGCCTGTTGAACGAAGGCAGAATACAAGAAGCATCCGCAGAATTTAAACGATGGATTTATATTAAAGGTCAACCCTCTAACGGCCTTCGCAGACGCAGACAGGCAGAATCCTTGATGTTTTTAGGCAATGAAGGATGGAAAGATTTATTATGAAAAACCTAGTAGATGAGACCGTTTACCAAAATGTGTTTGAAAACCTCAAAGGGGAAACAAACGCGCACTGGTTATGCGTGGCATTGAATGACAAACTAAATGAAATTCATAAATTTTTGCCTATGATTTCTCATACTTTGCGGCTAAATTTAGATGATGTGGATCAGGAAAAAAGGGAAAGTCTTGAAGAGATTATAGAGTTTACGGATGATCTCGCTGAACATATCCGAGTTGAACAATGCCGTCATATTGATAAAATGAGAGAGTTTTCGGGGTTAAGGGAATACGGGAAAGGCATGAAACTATGAGTACATGGAAGGACGTAGGCGCATGGCTAAGCAGAAACGGCACGGAAGGCGCAAACCTTGTCGGTTCACTTTTAACTGGAAACCTTGGCAGTGCTGTAGAGGCTGGCGTAAAGCTGGTTTCTGGGGCCACCAACTACGCCACACCTGATTTGGCACTCTCTGTCCTTCAAAACGACCCACAGGCTTTAGAACGGCTTAAAAAGATGGCTTATGAGAATGAAGCCTCTATTCGCTCTCACCTGCTGGAAATGGAACGCATCCGGCTACAGGATTCACAGCTAGAGCAGAAAGAAACGCAAGACACCATTAGGGCAGGGGACAAAGCAGATGATATTTTTGTGCGCTCTACCCGCCCTGGTATGGCGTGGCTAGGATTATTAGGAAGCATCGCTTATGTTATTCTTATGCCCAGCCCCAATGAAAAGGTATTTGATGGGCTTATGATGCTGCCCTACATTTACATGGGGTTGAGAACGTTTGATAAGTTTTCATCATTAAGAGCAAAAGCATGAAATACAAAACAAAACCCGTTGAAATTGATGCCATGCAATATGATGGGACACGCGATTCCTACTATGCCATGAAGGAACATTGGGGCATAGATTTCTTTAGCATGAGTTACCATTATGATGATCGGTGTAGAATTCATATTGAAACTCAAGAGAAACCGATGCTTGCGTCTAAAGATGATTTTATTATTAAGGACACGGAAGGTAACTTTTCCGCGTGCAAACCGAGCATTTTTCACAAAAAATATGAACCTGTATAAAAACGATTGACTAGCAACCCTTTCCGCCGCCTTTTCCTTTTTTCTTTTTCATAAAAACTCCTTTAATTCCAATCTACGGTTGGGGCATTTCTATCCCCTGTGGGAGACGTTGATGCCTGTGCAAATACGGTTGTACCATCCAGTTTATAAATTGTCACATCACCTGTTATTTCGTTGACGTTGACTTTGGCCAGTTGCGTTCTTGCCACACCTTTAAGCATTTGGCTTGATGTGATGGCGTTTTCCATTGTGTAATTCCAAACAGCATCCGCGTTTTGCGCTGCTGTGGGGACAGAGCCACCTTCTGTTACGATTGTGGAAGCCGCAGATTGAATCAGGAGGGTTTGGACTCCGGCGGTGTAGGCAATGGGGTCTCCTCCTGGTCCTCCGATGAAGTTTCCGCCGGAGATACGGGCGACGTAGTTTCCACTCGGGAACCGAAGTTGCCAAGCCCCCAATAATTCGACGGTGAGACCAACTTGGATCCCGGGTCCAAGGACATTGAGTCCTGACCCTCTACCGATTCTGTCATATATGATTCCTTCTTCGCTCGCTTGTGCTTTTTTTATTGCGTCGTAGATGTCAAAACAATCCACATCTGACGTTCCTACATCTATATCAATTATAGACGCATTAAAGTCAAATGTAAAAGGGGCTTGATAATAGGTCATTAAACATCACTGTTTCGGCTTGCATTCACACTTGCCCCTGCGTTTGTCACAGATAACGTGGTAGAGAAAGGCACAATCGGCGATGCGCCACTTCCATTTCGTACATCCACGCGGGCATTAAAGTTAGAGGCATAAATAAACGTCACGCTTTCCGATGATCCCGTTGCTGCCCTATCAATATAAGGCACAAACACATCATCCGCTGTTACAATGTTGCTGGCTAAAGAAGGCGAAAGACCCGTAAAGGTTTTGGTGCCAGCATTAAACGCAGAATACGTATAACGTAACCCCTTAATCCGAATAACACCAGAGGACGGCGTATCTGTTTTAATGCTTTCCACAACCTGCAATGACGTAGCCCCTGCACTGGCCGCAACGGGCGTATATTCATCTTTTAATAAGGCCCCTGATCCATTGTCACGTGCCACCAAAACACGATCCCCAGCCACAAGATTCCCCACCGTGATGCCAATTAAGGTGGGCGGAACTTGTGTTGTGCCATCATGCGCGATCAGTTGGTATTTTGTAGCCTCTGACGCCAACACACCCGTGAGCCACCATCCCTGAGCCACAAAGAACGTACCCCCCGCAAAGGTTCCAAAAGGGGCCGCCGCGTTTTCCGTATAAGCAGCGTTTAAAACCCGATACCGCCACCCGGGAATGCTGTTAAGGGTTGCAGCACTGTTTTCCCGCGTTAGGTATTGCAAGTATTGATACGCTTCTTGCAAGGTACAGCTGCTTGACAGTGTGATGGTGCCCTTATACAGTTTTGACCCATTTCCGTTGGCTAAATCTTGGTTGGTATCCCCAAACGTTACCGTGACCTTGCTGGATAAGGCCGCCGCGCTGGCCTCAGAAAGCACAATGTTAGAATCAAGGGACGTTGACAAAGCCGCATTGCTTTCACCACCCGCCGCAAGGTTTACGTCAAAATGAGAATACGATTGTCCCCATTTTCTTGAAAACGCCGTCACGTTTCCTAAATCAATCAGGGCACCACCTGTACGCACCTTCACCAAAATCTGAATGTGACCGTTAGACCAAAAGGTCGTGAGTTTTGATCCATTTTGCACAACATATACGGGCGATGCCGCAACAATACCACCGATGGTTTTTAGGCCAGAGTATTGAACGTTTGCACTGTCCTGTTTAATAGACCCAAAATTGATAAACTGCGCCGCCGTATCATCTAAATTGAATATAATGGAACCACTAGTCAAAAGGTTAAGCCTTGAAGCCACAGCCGCATCCCGTGGGCCATCTAAACGTGATGGATTAGGGGCTAAAATATCTACAAGGTCATTGCCTGTAGCAGATGAATCATCCGCTAAATCTTGTAACCATGCGTGCAAATCCAACACCGAATAAACGGTTGTGCTGGCCCCAGCTTGGCGACGAATGTCCCCTGTGGCACTAATTTGAAAGTCGTCTTGAATAGCCATTTAATCAATCTCCTGTAAAGCCGTAACGGTTGTTGTGAAGCTGGCACTAATTGTAGTCCGCGTGACCCACGGCTTGTACGCTGGGCTGCCGCTTGCGTTCCGAGCTTCAATCCGAACCTCGCCTGCATATTGCAAATCAAAATTTGTTGTGCTCGTGACGGACGATATCTGAGCGAGAACCGCGCCAGTATCGACGCGGGTGATCTTAACCCTGCTATTCGGAACGAGGTTGTTCACAGCCACAATCGATCCGGGAAGCGGATATTCAATCCGCTGCGAGACCGCATCAGTGGTTGTGTCGATCCTGATGTAGGTAAGCAGGTTTGTTGCGCTCGCTGTGTTCACAGTAACGCGCACTTTCAGCTTAATGCCGGTGGCTGGGTTGATGGCACCAATACCGGACAAGTTCGCGCCCGTCAGAGCGAGCCATGTTCCATTCCATCCTGCCCCAGTATCCCACTGGAATTGTAACGTGTGGTTGCTAGGATTTGTCCCGGTGATGGTGGGCGCAGTATTTTGAAACCCCGTTATGCCCAAGGCATAATACGGCATGGCCCATTCTATTGTGTCCGTGAGCTTGGTCATGGCCACGTTGCCAGCACCAGTGAAGCCAGAACCAGCACCAACGGCAAGGCTCGCAGAACACTGGTTCAGAGATTGGGCGGTCGGCTCATTGCAGGCAATCGTGATATAACCCGCTGTAGTTGAGGTCCAGGCATCCATCCAATGGAAGCCGTAGATGCCCGAGAAGCCAGCCGTCGGGCTTGCTGATCGTCCTCCGCGCAAAACCATATTATTGGCAGGAGTTTGTGCGGGGTCCGCTTCATCGCTCCATACGTTGTCCATCACTACATTCTGCACTGTTGTTGCAAGCGACACACCGGCAGTTCTCGTATTCTGAGCGTAAAGCCTTCTTAATTGAATGTTTCTGGACCCGCTTATTGAGGCAACGCGCGACGCAGGATTCACGCTTCCCATATTGTAAGGCGTGATTGGTGTGCCTAGATTTTTTATCTCAATGCCATCGCAGTTTCCGCCAATCGTATAGAGCGGTACATAGGCATGCACGTCAGGTATGTTATCAAAATTGTCAAAGCCATCAATTACAATGTCTTTGCAACCGCTGGCAAGGGATATTGGTGTTGCGGTACTCGTTGGCAATGTGGTTCCGGCGTTCTGCGCCGCGTATTCGAAGCCTTTAATCGACGCGGTGACTACTGTTGAGAGGGCCAAGCCGACCCCACCAACCGCAACGCAATCGGTCATAGTCAGGTTGATAGCAGGTCCAATTCCAAAGCAGTTTGTTGAGGTTTGCACCGTTGAACCGGCAACTCCAAAAACATCCAGTCTGACGCGCGTAAACTCAATGTCTGATAAGTTTGCAAGATTGAGCATCACGGCAGCCAGAGGCTTTGCCGCAAAAACATCGGTTAATCTCGTTCCGCCGTAGCAGGTTTGAATTGCCAACGTCGTGTTTACAGCGGAGTCAACCTGTGCAATGCCGACGTTGCTCACGTCGAGGGTTGTACCGACAGAGCTTATCTGAAGCGGCTGGTTTAGGCCGCTGTCTTTTATTTCTATTTTAAAGGCACCTGTGTTGCTGTGAAGCCAGTTGCTCGACACATTTGACAAAAACATACCGCCAGCAGAACTGAGAATGAACTGATAGCGCGAAATCGAGGCTGCTGGCAGATGATTTACTGAATAATCAGTTGGTTCCGCATTGCTCATGAGAACATTTGGAATGCGCACTCGACAACCCGAGGGTGGTTTTAGTCCAACGTTTGCCGCGCCGCGCCCTGCTATGGTAATGACTCCTGAATTGGTGCAACCAAAGTATGTCCCCCTTTTGTCGGTGGTTGCAATCGCGCCGAGGCCATCGGTCCAGCGGACGCCCGCATTCATCCAGATTTCGTAAACGCCAGAACCTGCCGCCGTCTCAATCCAGATAGCTGGACACTGATCGGCAACGGGATACTGGAAAGTCTGGTTGTCCGCGCCATTCGTGGTGCCCAGCTCGTACCAGTCGCCTGAAAATGAAGCGTTGCCCAATCGCGGGATTGTTAATACGCTGCCACCGCCGGTTACGGCAGAGCGCCCGACAACGTGTATCCATGACCGCTTGCCAGCGCCAGAGGCGGTGATGGTAGCGCCGCCGGGAAGGGTGATTGTCTCGCCGTTCTGAAACGTGCCTGTTTTGCTGCGGAGCTTGATGAAGCCGGTGGCGGGCATTGCGCCTCCCGCCGTGGCAGGGTTGAGCGATCCAGTAGCCCACACGCGGGTGAGTTCACCAGTCGCACCACTTGTGCCACCTGTAACGCCGTTTGTGCCTAACGCACCTTGGGTGGGAACATTTCCAGCAGAGGCCGAGAACGGAACCTCCCATACTTGCGACCCATCAACAACAAAAGAGCCACCAAGCGTGGCCGAAAGCGTGACGTTGCCCATGACGGCCGCCTGTTGATTCCAACGAACATCAGAATCAATTTTTAACGCACCACCATTGATCGTGATCGATTCCCCATTCAGCAAACCAGAAATGGACGCATCATCATAATTGATAGGCGATGCAAGCGTTCCCGTTGTGATGGTCTGATTGGCCATTATGGAATATCCGTATTAGGGGTTAAAATTGCTCCCGTATTGCCTGAAACATCATTGATTGCCGAAGATGCGCTTATCAAATCCACAAACGTATTATCAATAACTCTGGCCGATGGGCAATCCTGAATCCTTACGGCGCGTTGCGTTTTCTCAAAATAATTCTGCGAAACTCTCAATCCCAACACATTTGTGGCATCTACACAGTATGGATAGGTTGTTGTGTCTCCTGGCCGGATCACTTGGCAATCTTTAACCAACACGTTCTCCGCTTGCACAAGGTCAATGTGGCGCGTGCATCCATACATCTTGATATTGATTAACTCCAAGTCTTTGATAATCCGTGTTGTCGATCCATTGGCATTTCCACGCAATTTTATGGCACGGTCGGAAGCATTGTAAATATCTACGTTCTCAATTTTATTAAATTCTGCTTTCAAGTTAGCATCGCCAGGAAGAGCATCATCATCTTGGTCAATGATCTGAATGCCAACAGTAGGGGATTTTATAACCACATTCTTTACAAGATTACAACTGCTTGTGGGCAATATGTCGATACCGTTGGTATCATGAGTGGTATCAAAAAAATCTATCTCCCCATTTTCAATAATGTTGTGGGAAGCACCTGCCAAATGGAACTCATTGCCTAGTTTAATTGCGCTTTTGTCATTGGCATCGGCTGAAATTGTGGGACCTGAAACAATCTTGAACCCACGAAAGGTATTATAAACTTCATTGGCCCCATGCAAATCAATGTCCGAAATGGTGGAATTGACAATGCTGGTGTTGGTAAATAAGCATCCTGCCGTGCCCTTAAACAAAATAAACCCATGGCGCATCCCGTCCACATGGCAATTATCCGAAAAGCACGATGTGGAACCGTACATAGAAACTCCATACCCAAGTCCAGGACCGATAAGATAGGGATTGCGGCCAGAACAATTTTGAATCTTGTTGTTATAACCAATGTCTAAACGGAAACACGATCCAATGTTTCCAAAGCCTGCCTCATCAGAAACATGGCAATTATCAATCATGGAATCATAAGCATACCCCACAAAGAAAGCATGATTATCTCTTTCCGATGACGGCGTGTTCCAAGACACTCTAGCGTTTGTAATACGGGCATTGCCTACGGCATCCAAACGGGTGACTCGTGCTGTTTTGCTGGTAAGATATTGATGGTACACCCCATGGTTTAATGTGACGTTAAGGCCGTTAATGGCAATGATTCTCCCGACTTCTTGACGAATAAAGTTTCCAGACGTGCCCCCAACATCTTTGGCCACGCCTTCGTCAAATAAATACATCCAGTCGCCAACCGCCAACCCTGTTGTAGATACCAGAGAAATAATAGGGCTTCCCACGGTTGTATTGGCCGTCAAATCATAAGAGATTAAGCGCGTGACAAACGACCTATCGGGT